ACGTTTAATTGAGCCAGTATATCCTTCAGCTTATGCGGTACAGGTAGCCCGATAATGACAGAGTTTTCAATAATACTGATTCCTTCATTAGATAAATAGAAAAAGATAACTGCAGTTCTTATAGTGCTACCGTCACCAATAATTTTACTGTCTAAAATATTTCCAATTGCAACCATTGTAAAAATAAGCACTTTTTTAAAGATACCTTTAAATCCTATTTCGCTTGACAACTTATGCTCTATAATTGCTGCCATTAAGCCTGTTATATAGTCTATTACAACAAATGCAATAAGAGCATAAAGAAAGCCATCAAGTCCACCTAATATATATCCTAGGTAGCCACCGATGGCTGTAAAAATAAGTTGAAGAGTATTTATTGTATCCTTCATGTATACCTCCGTTATTAAATTATTTCATTAAACTGGTGTTTCTATCGGACAAAACAATGCAGTTGGCAATTGGGCGTAAGCATTTTGATTTGCATTGTTGTACCAATTGACAGGGGATATGTAAACCTTGTCAGTTGCCACCCTTACATTATGAGCCACATTGTATATCCCGTCTATGGTAGCAAAAGTGCCGTCCTGGTTCTTTAGTATTCCTCCCGATATAATCATCAGTATGGGCTGGATTACATATTTTCCGTTATCGTAATACGGAAAAGGCTGGACAGGAAACTCTATCTCTCCTCTTGTCACGCCATCAGTAGGCAAAGCCCTGCCCCAGTTATAGCCGGCTTCACAGTTCCATCCGATGCAAAAAGGCATGTTGTTTGTAGCAATTCCTATTAAACACATTTGAGGCCTGTTTGTAGGAAAACAAACAAGCATAAAGTTGTCGCCTAAAACCAGGTCTGCATTATCTATGTACGCTGTTGTGTCAATAGAAGAACCCGACCTTGTATTACCACAAAATTGTACGACATTCGTAATGGTAGTGCCTATGGAATAGGCATCGCCATAAGTACAATTCAGCCTATCAAAGTATTCAGAAGTGTTGTAATACAACTGCTCCTTATATATCCTTATTACCTTGTTAGATATGGCGGAACATTCAAATATGACCTGCATGTCATCTATATAGTGAAGTATTACATTTGCCGCACCGTATTTATCTATCAGTGCGGATGCTAAATCGGTGCCGAATGTCATTCTCGGCAGCAAATAAAATTTGTTTGACATGTTTACCTCCTAATAACTTCCTAGTTCAGATTCACAAAACAAGGGGGTGTCAAGCATCCTGACTCCTTTATTTGTGTAAAAGTATCTGCTCTGGCTGATAAAGAAATCTATCGAGTATGAATGTGTCCAGCCCTGATAGGAATAACTGTAGTATGAAATAGGCAGGTTATACAATCCGACTATAGTCGCAAAGGAGTCATCCTGATTTCTTATTATAGACATCCCATCCAGTAAAAATGTGACAGGCAGCAGAACTAGTTTTTCTCCGTCCCGGAAAGGTTCGGTTATTGTCGGTATCAAAACCTCACCGGCTGTTCCGTCGGTTAAGAATCCGTGAACCTTATCCGAGTAGCCGGATTCCCGGTTAAAGCCCAAACATAGATATTGCCCGTTTGTCAGTTTTCCCACAAGAGCCATTTGGTCTCTTGAGCACTCAAAGCTTACAAGTATAAAACTTTGTCCCAATACCACCGCTGCTTCTGATATATATCCGTAGGCATCTACTACAGAGCCCGAGCGGCTGTTACCGCTGAATTGGACCTCGTTCACCATAGTAGTGCCAGTTGTCCAGCTGTCAGAATAGCTTGCATACAATCTGTCAAAATACTCATCCCCGTCATAGTATATTTGCTGTTTCCATATCCTTAAAACCTTGTCACAAACCTGCGGGCAGGTGAAAATGACTTCATCATTGTTGAAGTAATGAATCTCAACCCCTTCTCCATAGGTATTTAATAATGCTTTTTCAAGCAAATATCCGAAGTCATTTCTTGTAATCAAATATAGTTTGTTTGCCATTTAAATCACCTCTTTATACATCAACATCAGATGGTGCCACAATGTCTTGAAATATCCAATATGCTGGATTGTAGGCAGGCCTGTTCGTTGAAAGTATATTTTCAAATATCAGGTACACCGGTTTTGTTGTTTTTTTGAATGTTCTTATAGAATATGCATCACTCCCTCCGCCCTCATATGCTTTTAAATAGAATTCTCCCATGGTTTCATCATAGGCCAGCACATAGCCGTCCTTGCCCGTAAACGTCGGAATGACAATAGGCTTTGCCAGCAGACTCTCTGCGTTTCCAGAGTCTATCCACTGCGAATTATAGTCGGTTCCGTCAACCTTGGAGAGTACTTGACCCGCTGTTCCGCCTGCGGGAATTCCGTTTTCAGCTTCGTCCGGAGCAGGGACATACAGCTTTCCTGTAAAGGAGTCTATCGCCACTTCTGTTGTTTCCGAGGTTTTTTCCTTAGCCTTAACACCACCCAATTCTGCTGCTGTTGCCTGGGGCAGCTCATAGGCTTGTTATTTCGCCGGTAAGGATGTCCTCAATTTCATCTTTGGTCATGGTTCCTCCGCCCTTGCTTAAAAACCACGATGAACTTCCATTTGAAAGACACAGGCACTGCTCTGTCTGTTTCAGAGATGTCAACATCGAATTGTAAAATACTACAACATTGCCACTGCCTACATTGGAAATTCTGTACCATAGGCCCTTATTCGGTGCGGGTATAGAAATTATCAAGGAACCAGCAGAGTCACACACAATATCGCCCATCTCTGCATAAGTCAGTGTTGTGCTTGCAGATTTAATTGCAATATGCTTTTGCTTTATCATAATGTCACCCCGTTCCAATCATCATTTGTACCCTTGTATCTCATATTTCTATACTTGCCAAAGTTATTATTAGGGTTAACAACTGATACTTCTTGTCCCCTTACTATGAATCCTCCGGGATGGCTCACTATAAACCTGACATCCCATACGTTTCCGCCTCCATCTTCAAATTCCCATTGAACGCTGTACCTGTCAATCTGTGTGATTTTGCAGTTGACTGAATCTGACTGGTACACCCACTTGCCAGTGTTGTTGCAGTATATTTTGAACTCCAGATTGCCGTATATAGGTATGTAGAATACAAATCCCCAGGAATGTGTGGCGTCTGCTTTTATTAACCTTTCAATAGGAGAAACTATATATAAATCCGATTTATATGTGGGACTCCCGCCTACCGGAAGTATTGTAACCTTAGTCAGCTTATTCAGTTTTATGTTTCTTACACGCTTCATTGTAGTCAAACCACTTTTATAATATATAGCGTTTTTTATTGTCAACACCTCCATCCGTTGCCGTCGGTTATCAATTCAACGCTTTCACCCGGATACAACATCATGTTGGCCTGACCGTTTATGTTTCCTGATATGGTGACTATGCCTGCTCCAGCATTGAAGAGCTTTTTTATTATTCCCGGCAGCGCCGCATCGTGAAGCGTTACTGTGAATGTGCCGTTTACTGTTATGAATTCGTTGCTGTCCATATCTAGAATTGTTCCTGTTGTCAGCTCCAGCTTGTCGTACCTGCTGTAATCATCAGTGTCTATCCACACATCGCTTTGCTTAGCCATGGAGGGGACATCAGGCTGCACCCAGATTTGAGGCACGCTCAAAATAACTGTTTCGTTGAAAGTCACCGTAGGAAACATTGACAAGTCTATACCGTCATCAGTAATCTTGAATATTGTGCTTTCACCAGTTACACTGTGCCTGTAATCGATGTAAAAACCATCCGTTGCCTTGTAAATAAACGTCTTTCCGCTGTGCTCCGTGTTTCCAGTTCCTGTGCCAAGAATGAGCTGGGGAGTGTAGTTTTCACCATCATGGACAAAAGCAAACTGTGACTTAATGAATTCTGTGTACTCATAAACCATTACAGGATAGTCAGTTACATTTGTTGTTGTGCCCTTATGGGTATCGTCAATCCAATACAGGTTGTTGTTTTGTCTGTCCTTTGCCTGCTCAGCTGAGCTTCCGTCGGTGGATGCTGTTATGAACTGAATATACTGGTCAAAAATTCTTATGTAGTTCACATCCGAGGTATTGTTGTTCAAGTAATTTTGAACCTTTGAAGAGGTTTCAAGACTGTCAACTGTAAGCTGTGCTATATATGCCATTTCAGCTGCAAGGGTTTGTGTTATGGTTGTATTTGAAATAGTTACATCAAACTCTGCCTCGAGCGCTTCAATCATGGTGGCAGAAAGCATTCCATCAAATATATATTTGCCTGATACAGGGTCGAAATAAATCTTGTTGATCCAATTTTCACCTGTTCCGTCTCCAACCTGAAGAGCAAATGTATCAGAGTTGAAAACTCCACGAGCCATCTTGTCGCTTCTTATACTCTCGAATCCAGTGTCGGGACTAATCCTTATTCCGTGATAAATCTTATCTTTTGCAATAGTGTCCCGTCTTATCTTGGTTACCGAGTCCGTCAGTGTTTCTATACTGTTTGCTATCTCAAGAGAAGTATTTATTGACCTGATTGGATTATATGTCCTTTTTATAACCTTGTTTGTAACATCAAGCCCGATGACCTCGTCTATAATTCTTATAGTGTCTCCCTCTTCAATGACCTCAAGCTCTGAAAAATCCTTGAATGAAGGATGGTTTTTAAGTTCCACTATGTCGACGGCATAATATATCAATCCTTTTCTTCTGTCGATTATTTTCTTAACTCCTGTTAGGTTTTTCCCAAGCCTTGCTTGAAAGCCTCGATTCCGACCAAGTGTATTTTTAAGGCTTACAGAGAAACCGTCAAAGTCCAATTCCGAATTTGTATGGTAGGCAAGAAGCTGCAGTAGTCCTAACTTGTTTGTTTCCTCATAAATTGCGAATGTAATAATGGTTGTTGGTTCAACAGTCCCGACAGTAAAATCAGTGCCTGTTAAAATGTCTGATAACATTTGTGCCGGTGTTCCGTCATAAGTATAAAACTCTTTTTCTTCTTCAATTAGCCTGTATGTCACATGCTCGCATTCAATTCTGTAAGTGACTGAATCTGAATGTATTTGCTCGATATAGACTATATCAAAGTAGAAATTGTCTACAGCTATATAGTTTTCATCTTCAAAGTACCCACACTTTAAGTTGTCTTCCAGCACATCAAATTTAAGAATAAACTCACCGTTTATCTTCCTTGTTATTTCTATAGAATCTTCAATTATTATGTCATCAAGATATGCAAGCTTAGTATTAGTATTTTTGCTGTATAATGTAATCAAAGTTTGCACCTCCTAAATGTATGTGTCATGGAATTTCACCGTCATATTGGAAACAGAACCGGTGACAGGTATTGTGTTATTTCCAGGCTTTAGTTTTATGAAATTACCTGAATGCTTTGATATTCCATTAGCATTTGTCTCTGTATATACAATCATTGTCAACATTTAACTTTTCTGTCATCCCGGTCAATGTAAAAGAATAGTCTCCGGATGCAACAGTTATATTTCCCGTTCCTGTTACTCCTATTATAGTGTCGGCCTCATAGGTTCCTTGATTGTTTACAACAATAGAAGTGGGATTATCAAATGATAGTGTCTTTAATCCGCCATATTGTAACGGTTCTGTCTCAAATGTTATGTTGAATTCATCCCACGCCTGTTCAATTGCCAATGAAATATCACTGACTGTTTTTACTACTTTGTAAGTTTTGTCGCTTTCATAGTCAAGTACCAAATCACCAATTTCTGAAAGCCAAGAAGCTATGTCTCTTGCTCTATTTCTTCTTTCATTAATAGTGCCTCTTGCAAGGGAACACCTAAATTCAAGCAGTTTATTGTTATATCCACTTTCAAACAAATATTCTCCGTCACGTCCCATGACGTTTACTCTTTGTATTCTTTTAGCAGGGGATAGAGGATTGTTTATGGTTTTAACAACAAGCCCGTTAAATTCAGATGTGTGTTTTTCTCTAAATGTAAATCCCATCATATTGCATACCCCCTGTCACTTCTTGTTTGAAGCAAATAAAGCTCCCTTGCTATATTTTTAATGTCGTTGTCATTTCTTACAATCATATTTGCTATATTAAAACTATTTGTTATTGAATTGCCTCCAATACCGAAACTCGCTCCATTTCTTAAATTTGCATCTATGTCAAAGCTTGTAGGAATTGACTTGTTCATATCATCTTTAACAGAATTCATTGCTTTAGTAAAACCCTCACCAAGGTTCCAATGCCTGCAAATACAGTGGAAGGGGACTGAATACCTAAGACACCTTTTACATTTGTTACAATACCGCTTACAAATCCGCTTATTTTTTCTTTTATCCAACTCATCATGGAGGCTATTCCATCCCATAACCCAATTACTATGTTTTTACCAACTTCAACAATTGATATAGCAGCTTTTCCTATACCGGTAATTATAGCAGTTGCAATTTGAGGTAAGGCAGCTACGAGTTGGGGTACTGCTTTAATTAAACCAAATGTAAGCTGAACCATCAGTTCAACACCCATGGATATAATAGCGGGCAAGTTATTTGTAATGAAGTTGATAATTGTTGTAATGATTTGTGGCAGTGCTTCAATGAGGATAGGCAGGGCATTAAGGAGTCCTTCTGCCAATCCTTTTATTATTGCAAAAGCTGCCTCAAGAATCTTATCCATGCTGTCCAGAAGACTTTGTGCGATTGTTACTACAGCACTTACAGCTGCCGGAATGAGTTCAGGTAGAGCTAATCCAATGCCTTCAACAAGAGCTGTAATCAATAGCACTGCTGCATTGATAAGAAGAGGCAGATTATCAATTAGTGCACCCACAATTGTCATAACGGCATCTACTGTTGCAGGAATTAGTTCCGGCAATAGGGTAAGGATTGTATTAAGTACCTGTGTGAACAATTCCGTGACCGTATTAAGGAGTGTAGGCAGCAAATCACCAATTGCCGATAAAATTGCATCCATAGCTATAGGCATGGCAGCCACAATATTTTCAATCACAGGTACTATGTTTTTAACTACTGCCTGAAAAGCATCTACAAGATTTCCTGTGAGGTTAGTCATGTCTGCATTGGCATTGCCTAATCCAGCTGTAAATGAACCAAGAGCAGCTTGAAAAAGACCAATGGAGCCTGTTATGGTTTCCGTGGATTCCCGAGCAAAGTTGCCTGCATATTGCTGTGTATTTTCAAAGAACATCTGCATTGCAACTTCTGCTTTTTCTGCATTTGTTGCAGACGCCCAAGTGAAATCCAGCCCTTTTGCAAGGGCGTAGGCCTGAATGTTTGTAGCGTTCATAGCCACACCTAAATTGTCCATCATGGTGAAGTTGCCTTTTGCAGCACCTGCAACGGAATCCAGTGCCATCTGCATATCAATACCCATAACTGATGCCATATCTGCAGCACGTTGCATTGCTTTCTCAGTTAGTTCAAGGCTTTTTTGTTGTTCTACTCCGGAACCTTGA